TAAGTCTGTTACACTTTTTGTCATTTTTTGGCAAGAGCCAGGGTCTATATATTCATTCATTTTAGCTAAGCTGAGACCTGATGTTCGTGTTCGCATTCGAGGGGACGTTATTCGTGTTCGCATACGCCAACCCGTCGTTCGCGCCGTTATTCGCGTTGCCTGAGCGCAGGAGGCCTCTGAATATATACAACCCGTTTTTTCATAGGCCGGGGCGCACACGCCCATAAAAGCCAAGCCGAGACCCGACGCTCGCGCCCGCACTCGAGGGGCCGGTATCCGCGTTCGCACACGCCAACCCGTCGTACGCGCCGTTATTCGCGGCGCCCGAGCGCAGGAGGCCAAAAAGACCCAGGGTCGCGCCGTTATAAAGGTAATCCGAAAAGTATGTAGAAGAACTTCCACCTGCATCTTTCGCCAGCATTGAAAATTTCTGATTTAGAATTATGCTCTTCAGCCAGCCCTGATTCTTCGTAATAGCGATAGCTTCATCATAACCTGTATTATCATCCGCGTATTGATTCAAAGCATAAAGAAGTGCAAGATACTGATCCCCTTCCCCAACTGTCTGCTTCCAGATATTTATACCTTGTATCCATTCCCATATATCTCCGAAAGGATTTTCAATTCCCATGAAACTATTCAATTTAACGATTAAGTCGCCTGCCGCGTTGAAAGAAGGTAATGTGTAATTCATCTCCCCATCTACGAGACCCTTCGAGAGAGTTTGCCCTATTTTTGCAAGCGGATAATAGGCATTATAAGCGCTCCAATCCGCCCCAACAACAGTTGATAAACCATCGCCCAGGCCTCCGGAATAAAAGCCGTTTACCTGCGCGGAAACCGGGAGCTGCGAATTCAAAGTAGCATACTTCGTCATGAATAACAACATCAGCACATTGTGCGCATTCCAGTTTATCATACCGTAATTGGCGCCCCGGTTTTGGGCATAAGCCCGGAATTGTGTCCGGGAGAGCAGTGTTCGTGCTTTCTGCAGGTAGCCTTTTGCAAGGGCATCGTTCGTGGCATCATTATTTCCGCCACGGAAGGCGGTAGAAGGGTTCATTACTGACCACAACGAATTTGCAGGTGCACCATATACCGAAGCGTTGTTCACCGCGGCCTTAAAGCTTCCAATCGTGAACCCGGTTTGTTTGTAAAAGCCAGGGATTGGATATGGTGAAACCCATACATTATGCTTTGTAGCTGAGATAGTTTCGATCATAACGTAAAAGTCGGGCATGTGGGATACCACATCACCGGCAGAGCCGTCAACGACAGAAGATGTGCCATCTTCATATTGCAGGCCATTATCCTTCTTAAACCGTTTCAAATAGCCATTTTCTAACGTACCCTGCACAGCGAGTTCATTCACCGCTGCGGCCATCGCCATCTCATTATTTCCTATACGTTGCAATGTAGGATCTGCAATACTTTCGTCGATGACTACACCGTAGGCAAAGGTTTCTTTTGTGAGCTGCCGGTTAGCCGGGTTGGGTTCACGAAGCTTCAGGTTGAGAACTGCCGAAACCCGCTTCGTAGCGCCTATCTGGATGCCTTCAAGCTGCGTGTATTGATTACATTCCGAAAAGTAACAGGTAACCCCGAAATTCACTTTTGGAAAAAACATAAGGAACGCGCCGGTACGCAACAGCCGTTCAAAAGCCAGCTTCTTTGCAAAGAAGTCATCCGAATTATAAGCCACGATTGCCAGCGGAATGGTGAAATCCCGCGCGGCAAGCAATGCAATGTCATCGGGGAAATAGACGGTTTCGCCGTCTTCGTTTTCAATCTCAATCGCCAGCGGTGTTTTGGTAGCAACCGGTTTCATTACTTCGTCAAATGTGCCTTTCAGGGGAGTTACTCCGAACTCCCGATAGACATCTATTCCGTTAATTAACATTTCTCCTGTCATAGTTGTAATTTTTATTTGATTTTTATTCCGTCATTTTGTAAACTGTTCAATATGTTTTCTATTTGTGCCAACCGGTGCAGCTGGTTTGTGTTCTTTTCAATAGCGAGCAAATGCAGCTGACTTTTAGCCATCTGCCCTACAATCACTTCTGCCGATTCGGCCATCTTCGCCGTGTTCACCCGGACGGCTATAAAGTTTCCTTCAAGCTTGCTCGCCGTCTGTTCTGTTATCGTAGTGATGCCGGTAGCATCAGCCTGCTGATTAGCGCCAAAGTTGAGACCGGTAGCCTGTGACATAGCACTCATATAATCAGCGCCTTTGGCGATGATGGCATCATACTCCTTCTTTAGCTCATCCAGTTTGTCCTGAGTAGCTCCTCCGGACATGGTGTCCGAGAACTTTTGAAACCACTCTTCCAGGGGTTTTTCGAGTACTTTTACTTTCAGGGACTCTATCACAGCAGCCTTCATCATATCTTTGAAGCTCTTTGCAAAATCGGAGGCAGAACGGTAACCGCTTGCAAAGCCCTGTGCGATGCTGTCTGCAATACCGGAGGCGGAGGTTCCGGTCATATCGCTTGTCAATCCCTGCCAGGTGAATCCCGCATCTTTCATTGTCTTTTTGAGATTTTCCATTGCGGTGTCCCACTGCTTTGTCAACCCGGGGGCTTTCGCAAAAAATCTCTGCATATCATCCATTGCGTTCTGATCGCCTGTACCTGGTTTGAAAGAAGCCTTAAGATCATCAGCAAGTTTGCCAAATGAGCTTGCGAAAATTGCATTGAATATCAGCTGACTAACCATTTGTTTTATCCCTTTGCTTACAGAGTCTCTGAAAGCCTCAAAGGAGCTGGTTCCGGCATCGAAGGCTTTTGAAAGTGCATTATATAAGTCTCCTGAAATATTGCCCACAATTCCCTGAATGGCAGAGTTGATAGCATCGGTAGCCGCCTTGATTTCATCCTGATATTGAAGCACTCCTTCCAGGGCATGTTTTGTCTCTTCGCTCAGCCCTTTTTGTGCCAGCAGTGATTTTGCAAGTTCGACATTCAGCTTTCCGGCGCTATCTACCAGTTTGGGATAAGCCCAAACAAGACTGCTCATCATATCCTTATGACCTACCGTAATTCCAAAAATCTTTTTCGCAAAAACGCCCGTTTTGATAGTGAACTGATTGAGGAAACTGAATAAAGGCTTCCCGTCCAGAAGGGTATTATATTTTTTTTGCGCATCAGACATGGCGAGATAAGCCTGTTTTATCTTTCCCACATAGTCAACTATGAAGATGTTGCCTGTTTTCTGCGTGCGAATCTGCTCATTAACGGCAGCATTATATTTCAATTGCCGCTCAATGGCTTCGTTATAATATTTTTTTTGCGCTTCTCGCAACTCTTTATTTCCTTTTGTCAGCGTGGTGAAGATTGTGGCAATTCCTTTCATTACACTCTGTATGCCTGCTACAATATCTCCACTTGCTATCTCCGCAATGCCACTTCCAAGCGAAACAATACCACTTGTCATTCCTTCAATAAAATTAATAGTGTCCTCCGAACCTTTGCCGAGAATCTCTTTTAACGAATCGCCAACATTCTCAATAACAGCCTGAGCCTGCGATGCAGCATCCATCATCTGCTTAGATGCATTTGCCATATTCGCTTGATCACCTGTTTTCAATGCCTTGAAAAAACCATCAACACTCTTCCCCAGCGCCTTGAAAGGATTGCGGTCAACGGAAGTGCGATAGAGCTGATCATATCGTTTCTGGAGCTTCTGAAACTCCGCAATGGTCATTTCGATAGTTTTGTGTATCACCTTACCCTGTGCATCCAATGATTGCACATCGACAATCATAAATGTTTGCCCGTTTGTTGTCTTCGACTTTGCCGTGTCTATTGCTTTGCCGGTTTCCGCAAGCAGCCTGTTCAGACTCTGCGAACTCATGCGGGTGATGTCGGAAAACACTTCACGCAGGTAGCTGTCGTTAGCATTGTGTAAATTGTTCACTGCAATGCTGTAAGCATTTGTGAGCACTTCGAGTGCTTCCTTTGCCTGCTTTGTATTTGCTTTTTCGAGGATAGCCTTGTCGGCCTGATAGGCTTTTGTGATAGACGACATTTTCGTTGTGTAGTTGCCGTATTTCTGTAACAGGTCGTTGAGCTTCTTTTTGTAGTCGGTTTCAGAAGTGTCGAGTGAAACTTCAACCACTATTTTCTGTTTCAAACCCATTTCGGAAGTATCATCCTTGAGGGCTTCTTTTTTCTTTTTCAGGTATTCCTGAAAGGCGAGGATGTCATCTGCGTACAGCTTTTTCTTTTCAGCTATCTCGCGTTTGAGTTTGGCCACTGGCGATTCGCAGCTGGTTACTCTTCTACGCTCTACAGTGTAAGTAATTAGTTCAAATGATTCGGCTTTTGAACGATCTTTTTTGGCTTTCAGTTCAGCTATCTTATTATTAAGATACTGGAGATAGGAACCGCCCTCTTTAATTAGGTCTGAAAACATACTATTAGCAGCTGCCTTACCTTCGAGACGGAGATATTGATAATATTGCTGATAGGCTGATTTAACCTTCTTAAGGTCTTCAGTGGTTTGCTGCGTTATATTTTTCAGGGCATGTTCGCGGGCAATGATGGTATTGAGCGTTCCCTGCATACGGCGCATTAGATTCCACTTTGCAAACTTATATCCCAATATCTTCTTTTCAAGTTTTTCTAATATTTGATATTGTTCCGTGTTAAGTGCTTCTTTACCTTTTGCTTTATTTTCGAGTAAGAACTGTTTTTTAGTTAGATCAAAGGTATTCTGAGCCGCCTGAATCTCCATGTCGGCTTTTTCCTTAGTCAACTTTATGATTTCCTGCACGGCTTTTTTGGCAGCTGCAACTTTTTCAGCTCCTCCATAATAGTCCATCGCAGTAATGCGCAGTTTGGCTATTTTATTAGAAATCTTGAAAGCCGCAAGGTCAACATCTATATTTTTTCGCTTCTGTAGATAGAGTGCCTGATTGATATTTCCCATTGCCGTTGCTGCTTCATCAGTTTTTTTGATGAAATCAGCAGTTTTCCCGATGACATCCTGAACACCGGTACCAAGTTGCAGCCATCCATTGGCATAGGTTTTCAATCCTTGTTTCCATTTGCCTGTAAACAGTTCATGCAGACCCTGGGCCATTACGCCTATCGCCTTGAAACGATTGATAAACTGACTTTCAATAAAGTTAACGAGGTCTTTTAGTGCCTGCTTTGGCGAGGTAAAAGCTTTGTACAACCAGGCACCAACTTCTGAGGCAATATTCAAGAGAGTGTTGAGGATCTGACTGAAATAACCGGTAACTTTCGCAAAAGCACTTTCACCGGCGGAACCGCGGTGAAACCACACCGTTAATGCCTTCATGGCGACTACAATGAGGGCAATGATGGCCCCGAGCGGTGTGGCTATAAAACGCAAAGCAGCTTTGGTCATCTGTTCCATTCCGGAGACGGTAGATCCTATTGCCCCGGGTGCCGATTTAAGTGATTCAATAAACCCCTTGTTTGCCGTTTCGGCTTTGCTGATGTCACGCTTTAGCTTTTTCATCTGCCGAGCCAGCTTACCACCTACGTTGGCATTCCTACGCTCTGCTGCTGACAGTGAATCGTATTTCTGTTTCAGGGTAGTCAGCCGGCTATTCATGCCGTTGATGGAAGTGGCTTGCGTGGAAGCCACGGCTTTCAGACTTTGCTCGAATTTTTCATTTTGCGCCTGCAGCTCTTTGATGCGGTTGAGCATCTTACCGCCGATGGCGTTGTTGTTTATCTCCTCTTCGCTGAGCTGAGCGTATGTTTCCTTGAGGGATTTCAGCGTTTCAACACGTTCGTTGTAACTGCCTTTCACCTGTTTGTTTATGGTCAGCTCACGTTGCAACGAGCTGTTCAGGTCGGCAGCCTGTCCCTTCAGCGTTGCCTGCTGCACGGCGAGGCGGGCGCTGGCCTCGGCAAACTGGTTAGCGCTTATCTTACCGAGATTGAATTCGTTTTTCAGCGACTCATGTACTTCCTCCGATTTCTTCAGTTGCGTGATGACCTTCTGCAACGCCACGGCCTGACGCCTGGCTCCGGAGGTCAGCCCGGCGAAAGCCTGGTTAGAAGCATTCAGGATAGACAAATAACTCTTTGATCCTTCCTGCCCAAAACCTTTCACATTCAGGCGGATTTTGTCTATCTCCTGATTAAGATTTCCCTTGAGTACGAATTCTACGCTGACAGGTCTCATTTCTTATCATATTTATTACTGATCAATCCTGATAACTCTTCCTCCGACTGAATAGGTACAACTTCGTTTTTCTCACCCTGAACGTAACGTGGCGCATCGGCCAGCATGGTCATGAGCGTTGCGAAATTTATCTTCCAAACTATTGTGTTCATGTCGAGGTGCAATTGTGTTATTAACTGAAAAATCTGTCCAAAAGGGCTATGCAGGCCTTCGGTATAACCTTTAACTCCCTCGTCATCTACTGACTCACGTTCGCCGGAGTTGTTGTCTTCATCCCCCGTAGAAATGTGATAGTATTCATAAAATCCTGTATACCGCTGAGCGTAACGAGCAGAGCAGCTATTTCGGCCATCTGCCGTGTGTTCATGTGCCAGCGCAGGTAATATGCAAGCGGGCGCGTAAAGAGCAACCCTGCCCATTTGCCGCGAAGCATGCCCACAGCCACAATGCGGGATACCGGGATGAGATTACCGACAAACATGGTCACCCAGTCCTGCCATTCTTTTTCGTAAATCTTTTCCGATACTTTCAATTGCACATAGCGTTTTGAAATGCGCAGCATAGTTCCCATCACAGGACGGCGCACTACCACGCTGACCTGTTTGATACCGATTATTCTTAAAAAGAAAGGGGTGGGGATTGGCACCCTCACCCCTTTGTCTAAGATGGTATCGACCGCTTTGATCTCAACTTCTTGCATATTGTGAAGTTTAGGCTGCGGGAACTATTTTCACAGCAGGTGTTGCAGCATCTTCCGGCTCCATAACCTCGGCAGTGATTTCGATTTTTGCGATTTCTGTCCGGGACATATTCCAGTTAATTGTTCCATACACCAGGGCCCGGGCAATCTGAATGTTAACACCCATAGCGCCATCCACTTCTATAGATAGCTCCTGCGAGAAGTTATCAGTGCCGGAGAGCCAGTCCAGAGCGGGCGCTGTACCGCCGAGCCATTTTAAGAGAGCAGCAGCGGAAGTATCCACAATCGTAAACTTCAGGGGGGTTTCGCCTGAAATGAGCGTTGCAAGAAACGGGTATTTTGAATTTTCCGAAAAGTGACGGGTAATCGTCGGAGCTGCTTCTACGAAAGAAGCGGTATCCTTATAGATTTTGCCGACATCGGCCAGCACGGTGCCCATTATACCGTTGGCACCGATGGGGCCTGCTTTAATGGCTTTTACGCCGATTGCATAAGTTTTTGACATGTTTTCTGATTTTTATAAAGGTTTGATAAATTTAATTACAATAAATAAGACAATAAGCCCGAGCGCAATAGCGCCGACTATGGTGAGGAATTTTTGAAGCGCCGTTTGTTTGTACTGTACAACAGGAACCTCTACCTTAAAGGGCACTTGCTGTGTGATGATGCTGTCTTTTGCATGAACAAAAATGGTATCATGTTTCAGAAGGGTTTGATAGACCAACCGACCCTTTTTGAAGATTACTTTCGATTGCAGTCCGGCGGTTTTCAGTTCGTTGATTTTCACCAGGCGAACATGATTAAGAGAATCGCACCTGAACAGTGCTGTAAGTGCAGAGCTGTCCGCAGGAACAGAAACAGGAATGAGGCGTTCTTTTACGAGGGTTTTTGTCTGCACCGGTACCTGCACTAACTTAGTCGTATTCCGGGCAGTCCCGCAGGAGGCAAGTATTAGGATGCTTAATATGATGATGAAATTACGCATTTGTCGTTTTGTCTATTTCGTCTTTAATCTCCTTAATCATAGACTCCCAATTATTAGGATCTATTTTGTTGAGCATTTTCAGTATTTTCGTATTCGTTGTGTTCAGCTTGTCAATCGAACGCTTGAGAGCCAGCACCTGAACATATACCTTCTCATATTTGTCGCGATAATCGGTCATCTCCTTTTTCAGATTCTCAGCCATATCCCGCCAAATGCCGATAGCTTTCTCAACGTTGTCCAGTTCTGAAGAGTCGGCCTGTGCCTCTGTAATCTGAGCCTCCGCGCCTGCTTTCTTCTTTTTCGCATTAATCGTAAATAATGAGATAAGACCTCCGGAGAGGACGAGGTTCAGAATGAGACTAATGAAATCTACCGTGTGATTAAGCATAACGTTTTTGTATTTCGTTCAGTTTTTCCATAATCTCAGCTACTGTGATCTCTCCATCTTTGTTAAGGTCAAAGAGCGGGTTCCACTTTGCTACCGTTTCTGCAGGAAGCCGGGAAGCATGAAGCACCCAGCTGTCCGGTTTGCCTATGGCTACCGGGAAAAGAACGGCGAGATAGGTATCTGCTGCCGATTTCATTCGTCCGGCATAAGGTGACAGATATTTCTCCACGTAAGTGAGTTGCTCAGTAGCCGTCATGTGCACCAGGGCGTCAACTGTGGTACCGAGACTGCGGGCTGTGGAAGGCAGGAACTGTATCAGTCCGCCGGCTCCGATATTGTTTTTAATTGTGTGATCTATCTTACCATAGACCGCGGCGCCTGTTTCAATGAAAAAAACAAGCATGAGCCAATCCGGTTCGACAAATAGTCTCTTGGCAATAGAACGAACTTTGTTTACAAAGTCGTTATTTCCTTTTGTCAGGTACCGTTCAAATAAGAGGCTCATGCTTGTTTATTTAAGGGTTATCTATGCTGCAGTAGCTTCAACAATAGCGAGCAATCCGGCTACATCAGCACGCATGGGCCGTCCGCCTGCACGTACGAGGAACGAATAGATGTC